TCAAATTGTTAGTAACTGAGTTGAAGTAACCAGAGCCAGATATAGTGCCTACGGCATCAGCTGATTTGTAATACCAAATAGCTGGTGAAGCACCACCGACTTTTTTCAATTCACTTGATGTTAAAGCCATGTTTTACTCCTATTCTACTATCGTGACTTCAATAATGCCTGTTGAATCAACAGCGATTGATCCCATAGACATATATGATGTTACAAGGTTACTAACTTTTTCTGGAATGTAATTAACTTCAGTTCTCACATCCGATCCTGTAGCAGTACCGATTGCAGATTTGTGGTAAGCAAAAACTTTTCTATCATTACCAGAAATAGGTAATGCTGAATGAATCATAAAGTTAAAGCCTAACCATCTTTTTGCAGTCATACCGCTAGTGAAAGGTTGATCGCCAGGTGCGATGTAATCTGTGTTAACAAATTCATCGATAGCTAACAAGTCAGCCCATCCTTCTGGTGATACGACAAAGTATCTTTGTCCGTCATCAGGGATGTCGTTTTCATTCATGTTTACAAATGCTTCTAATACTTTAGCTTTTGTAAGACCAGATGAAGCTGCTGCGATTGTTGTGCCATTACCAGCGTCAAGAGCAGATATAATGAGGTCATCAGTTTTTCTACCTAATGCGTTTGCAGCATTAGTAGCAACTACTTGTCTTTCATCAATATTTGTCTTGAGTAGGTCTAGTGTGTCAATGTAATCAGCAGCATAAAAGTCACTTAGAGTCACATCGACATTAGTGTGAGTAAGGTCCATGCTAGTAACTTCAGCGTGTCTTGATTTAGTAACGGCTTCACCTTTACCGATTTTTTGGAATCGTGCAGTGTTACCAGTTACATTATTGACTTGGCGAGTTGTGTTTTTGAGCTTAGCACCAGCTCTTTGATAAGCAAGGTGGACTTCACTCTCGAACTGCGTTATAAACGCTTGATCTATGGATAGTGCCATAAATACTCTCCTTTAAGTTAGAGTTAATAAAAACCTCCTGTTATCCTAGAGTCTGATACCAATTATCCGAATAGGGTTGGTCATTTACCTTTGGGCAGTTAACCTTAATTAATTATTTCCCTATCATTGACGCAACGCACAAAGTACATTCTGTTGTCATCTTCTAAGTCAAGTACATCAAACTTATGATACAACAAAAACTTTTTAAGACCTTTTCTTCTGGAGTCTGCAATATTAAATAGTAAATCAAAGTGTGTATTAAACACATTTACCCATGCTTTTGATTCTCTAATAAATACAAACTTTTCTTTTTTACTTATGTTGTTAGTCATAAGTAGCCAGACTCTACCAGCTTTTTTATATAGTTTATTGTTTAATGGTGGTCTATCTTCTACTACACCCCACATAGCCATTGGACCATTTTCATTGCAAGCTAACCAAGATACATCTTCGCCTTGTTGTATAAGTGGTTGCACACACGCTTCTAACGGTGTGCATCCAAGTAACTCACATTCGTTTAAATCTTCCGTAGTTAAGTTTTCAGACAGCAGTGTGACTAATTCAATAGTTGGTTGCTGTATACTAATTACCACTTAACTTTTGGAAACCTTCTTCTATTTCTGCAATATAAGCATCATCTCTACGGTTTTGATCCCAGTATCGAGGGTCTTGCATCTTAGCTCTAAGGTCTGCAAGTGTAAGTTGCCCTGTACCTTTTGCTACTGCATCTGCATTATTAACAGAGTTTACACCCATGCCCATAATTTTTTCTAAAAACCTTATGCCTGTTGCTGTAGCACCTAAGTCTACAATTAAATCAAGCTCTTCATCTTGAAAGTTTTTACTTGCCCATTGACTTACACCATCTATTCTAGCATTTGCATTTTCACCTAGTTTAGATTTTTCTGCTTCTAAATCTATTTCTGCTTCGTTTGATTGTGCAAACTGTTTAATGCCTTCGTGAAATTGCTCATCACTAAACCCTGATTCAAATGCAGTTTTCTTCCACCAATCTAACATAGGATTGTTTAGTATTTCTTCTTCAGTAAAACCTTCTACTTCAGGAAGTGTGTAACTATTTTCATCAGCTGGTCTGTCTTTCATTTGCTCAGCTTTTAATTCACCAATAAGCTCTTCTTTAAAATCATCTTTCTTTTTACCGATCATACTTTCTAATTCAGTATAAGACTTAGATAACGATACATCATCTAACTTTCCGTCTTTCCAAAATTTTTCTGGTACATGGTCAGGTCTTGATGGAGTCTGGCTTTCGAGGGGTGCAGATTGGGTGGGAGGGAGATCACCAGACTCCTGTGTTTCTTCTGTAATCTCTGTTGGTTGTACTAATGATTCTTCATTCATCTTTATTTTGCTCCTGTTTAACTCTGTGTTGTGTAATTCTTGTTTCAATAACACCTACTAAATATCTTTGCCCTTCTAAATGAAACAATGCATCTGCTTTTATTTCTGGACCAGCTACTCTTTCAGTTGTAATTGACTTCAAATATTTTAATGTTTCTTGTCCATGAGGTGTACTAAAAGTTGTAGTAAGTAAGTCATTTAATAACTCTTGATCTTTTGTACTTCTTTCATATCCATCAGGACCCACTATCATTTTCGTCTGTGGCATTTGGTATAGCTCCCATCTGTTGTGCCTGTTGTAAAACTTGCTGTCTATCAGCATCAGTCATAAGTAAATCTTCTGGCACGGAAAATTTCTTTGCTAAAAATTTAGCTACTTCATTACCTTTTACTAACATAGGTAACATTTGTGGTCCAAACCTAGCCATGACTAATTCTAAAAATCTATCTACGGATGCAATGTCTGTTTGCATTTGTGCTTGTGCTAAAGGAGATATACTTACTACTTTAACTTCTCTTCCGTTTATTTGTGGTACTTCTATTTTACCCTGTTTCTTAAGGATGTATATAACTCTTCGTAAGATTGGAGTGACCATCTCTGCTTGTAATCTTCCAAAGGCTGATCCAATTCTTCTTGAAAGGTCTGCCATTCTTTCTGCAATTTCTGTTGCACTTGCTGGTGTTCTGTTTGGGTCACCCAGCATATCGTTGTATAAAGCTCTTTTAATATTGTTACGCATATCCGATAGAATAATATCAGATACTCTAAAATCACCAGCGTTTTTAATAGGTTGGAGTCCTGATGAGCCTGGAGCTTTTGGTATGACTGTGCCCGGTAATAACTGTATTGTATCTGTATTAACAATACCATCATCTTCCAGTTGATATATACCTGAGATAGCCATCTGGGCATTTTCTAATATCATCTCCACAGTTAAGTTTGTAGTTTTAATTGCTGCCATAGCATTCATCAATGGTCCACGACCATATACTTCACCAGCACACTTACCCCAACGGAAACAAATGTATGGATTAGAACCACTACCATCCATTTCTCTATGGACTATTTTTTCTTTATCTTCTTTTACTATAACACAATAATGATATTTTTCATCAGGTAATGCAGAATAATCTCTATATACAGTTTCGATTACAGTCTTTTGTCTGTCAGGATTTCTTTCCATGTCTATCTTCATCTGCTCTGTTAAGTTGGCATCTGGATAGGCAATAAGTAAATCTCTACACTTGACTAATCTTTTCCTATATACCGTATCAATATCGTCTTTAGGCCCTGTATCCAAGCAGATATGAGGGAGGGGAATTGCTGTAAAGTTGACAGGGTTAACTGCGTCACCTTCTTCCACAAGTAAGCAACCTGTTCCAACAGCCAAGTCCAAAAAACTTTCATGTACTTCTTGATTAAAGTTGGAATTTTGCAGAACCTCAAATACATATTCTGTAACATCGTCGAGAGCTTTGTTAACATCTAATTTCTCCTCTTCTGGTACTTCTTGTCCACCAACTAAGTCAGCCCATCTGGCAAAGTTAGGAACAATACCAGCTTGTAGTCTTGATGCAAATTCTTGTACACCTACTACAGCTGTTTCATCAAAAATTTTATCGTGCCTGTTAGCACCTGGGTGTTCACTAAAAAAACTTTCTCTTTGGGGTAACGCATATTCATAACATTCTTCAAAGGTAGGAATCCAAAGTTGTTTATTAGATTCTGCTTTAGAGTATCTTTCCAATAAAGTTTTAGTATCAGCCACCATTAACTATCTGCCAAGAGGATAACCCCTTCCTCCTCCTGTGCCAGTTATTAAAGATCGTCTACCAAATCCAGCTTGTAATAATTTTTCTGTTTCAGTAGCTTCTGTCTTTAACCTAGTACGTTCGTCTAGTTCGCTTTTTAGTTGAGCTGCTCTTGCTGCTTTTGCGTCTTGACTTTCCTTTGGTGGTTTTGGTGTTTTTAAGCACATATTTTTTCATCCTTTATGCATTGGTATAAAGATATTGCAAATGAGCAACGCACATTAATAAGATTTTTTCCAACCTCGTTTCATTGCTGCATATGCTTTTTTACTTATTGTGCTATTTTTTTTAGACCTAGATATACCTTTTCTTTGTCTTTTCTTTATGTTTGCTAATAAACTCATCTTACCATTTTACCTTGTTTGCCCAATATGCTGCGCTCATAATACCCTTCTTAATATTTTTTGCGTGTCTTGCTTTGAAAGATTTTGCTCGTTTAGTCATAGTTCTATCTCCTGTTTTACCTTGCTGGCCAAACCTTATTAGTTTCATTGTATGACCTTTTGCTGCTAAAACAATATGTGATTTTGTTTTATGTTTAGGTGTTCTTTTTGGTTTATTAACACCACTTAAGCCATGCTTCTTTAGTAAAGACTTTCTTCTATTCTCATGTGCCATACTAAAACTTACTCCAAAAACTTTTTTCTTTCTTTGGTTTTCTTTTCCTATCAAAAGGATTAAAGGAAGTATTTACTTGGAATGCTTTATTCTGCAACGCACCGTGTGTGATAGACCTACCTTCTCCTGATCCTAGCATTAGATACTGTAAAGCATCGTGTACATGACTGAATCTATTTTTATTAGGGCTTTCTTGGTATCGTTCTTGTCCTGTTACTTGTAATCGTTTGTAGTGATAGCCACCATCAAACCCAGCTATAAGTTCCTTGCATCTTTTATCTATAATAACACCAGAGTTACCTTCTAACATACGAGTAAGACTAGCATTAACAGACTCAAGCCTTAGACTTACATCGTTACTCGGTGCTGGATATACTTGCACACCAGCACCACGCATTATCTGGAATGGTGTACTCTCATCAGTCTGCGCTCTAAAGTCACCAGCTGGATCACCCCACATTTGTAAGTCACAACCTTGATAGTTCTGTGCAATCTCTTGTCGCATTAGCTCTGCAAAGCGTACAATACCCATGTCAATACACACAACTTCTTTAAGAATATGCCAACGACCACGAATTTTTTGGGCAAATACGGCAGCTGGAGTCAATCCAAAGTCCATACCCACATACACTGTGTTGCCGTTTGCTACCGGTATATGCTCTTCTGCTACATGAATTTGTTTATTAAAGTCTGGATATACTGGTTTACCATCATCTAATCTACCTAATCGGTTCATAACATATATATCTATCCAAGACTTAGTTTTACCATTGACTATATTCTTGTAGTAATCTGGGGTTAAGTGTTTTTTGTTTTCAGCTAGGTCATTAAACTTGTAGCCTACTACCTCATTCTCATTGTTTTTATCTTCAAGCATACCCCCAGGCTGATTCCAAAATGCCCAGTTGTCAGGTTTTACTAACATTAATGCTTCTTCTCTGGATATATGTTCTGGTACAACAGAGTCACCAGCCATAATAGCCCACCAGTGATCTTCTTCTGGAGCATTGGTATCGCATATAACACCATACCAAGACGGACCACCATCCTTCATAGAAGGGAATCTACCCACACGCATAGTACACGCATCAATAATAGACTTAGGTATCTCTCTTGCTTCATTAACCCATATACCAGTTAGCTCTAGTGATAGCAGTTTCTTTACATCTTCTGGCCTATCAAGTGCTAAGAAGATAACTTCTACATCTAAATCACCTTTCTTTATGTGGTGCGTAAAGGGAACAGACCATCGGAAGTTACCCCAGTCGCTTTCTGGAAACCAGTCTA